CACTTCCTCCAGATTTCAGGCGACTCGAGATTAGCTGTATGCTCTATGAAGCTTTCGATCCAAGAACGACATCGGCGGTGTCCTGCGACGGCTATCGCCGGACTCGTAGCCTTTGAGTCCATCGAGGTTGACTGGCCCCTTCTTTGGGTTGTCATTGAACTCGCCCCAGTTCCATCCGGTTTTGCAGCCATACGGAATCACCAATGTCCTGCCGTGTTTAAGGGGGATGGCGTGTCTAAGTTGATCTAGGATCTTTGGAACTATTACATCCTCTTTCTTCTCGGGATATTGTACTAGAATTGAGTCGTGGTTCTGCAACAGGAGTTGGCAATCATTAGCTTGAAAGACATTGAGCATTCCTTGATTGACGATGTCAGCTAGGGAGCCTTGAGGATCAAAAGCTATTGCTTCACGGATCACATCATCAGAATCTCTCCGCCCAAAGAAGTGACGTTCTCGCCCAGTCAAGGAGACTAGACGACCATGTGCTCGAACTTGTTCCTCGACCCAAGCATGCCATGTTTGATGGGCAGGAAAGGCCTTGAAGTATTTAGATTGAAACTCTATTATGAGCGCAAGATCAGTCTTAGTTTGAGTGGACATTGTATTTGGTCGGCCTCCATAATTAGTGCCATGCCCAAGTTTTTTGCACATGAACCTTCGAGAGTAATGACGATAGTACGGTTGTTCAGCGAGTACTCTATCTCCTTCCAAGTCCCCAGGCCAAGGAAGATCGGGCCAACATATTCTGGCGACAGCTGTGTGCAAGTCTCCCGACTCACAGGCATCCAGATAGTCGCCTCGTTTAAAGATGTTCCATTCGATTGCTCCGACGACACGGGACTCTCCTTGTTCTGCATCAAAGTTGGCTAGCTTCATACCTGAGTCAGCGATGAACATGGTACGTAGGAATTCTTCTATGTTCTGTAGGTTACCTCCTGTTCCGAACTCTGAGAAGCTGGAAGAAAATCTGCCGGTTGAGGTCCCTGCTATATTGTAGGAAGTTCGTATTCGGCCGTCGGGATCTATGGCGGTTTTAATTACCTCGAGGCGTTTCTTTATGTCTCGCATGTAGGTCATGTACTCGATGATAGTTCGAGCGATGGAGTAGGCTTCCATCTTCTCTAGGGTATCTCGATTGACTGAAGGTGCACCGGTCTTGGTTTTACCCATGACTGGAATACGGAATATCTGGTAGAATAACTTGCATAGGTCCTGACTGGATCGCCAGTTGAACCCAACGAAGTTACAGCCTTCACGAACTATCCGTTCGAGTCGAGCTTCGGCAGACTCGAGACGATTGAAGTATTCCTCACGGATATCTGCTCGACGCCACTCGTCGATCTTGACCCCACGTAGGCGCATCTCGAGGACCGGGCCTTGTAAGGCTCGGGAGAAGTCGTAGGTTCGGGAAGTATAATCGTTGAGCTGAGGAAGTAAAGCGTCCAAGACTTCATAGGTGACGCAACAGTCGAGTCCGTTGTAGACCCAATCCTTCTCGATGCCTTTGAGTTGTTGAGGGGTTATCTTGTCTGTTTCTATGACTTTCATGTTAATCCCACCAGTCTACAGTTGTCTAGTACATTTCTCACGCGCCATAGTTTCTGATGTGGGTCATAGTACAGCATCATTTCTTCAAGGTCAATTAGTATATCTGGTATGTCTTTTATATGTGCTGCCCAGATATGATTATACACAATTGGTACCCCTCCCCTATTATTCCATGAATTCTGTTGGGGTGGGATATAACCACCAAGAACAGTCTTTACCTTCTCCAACCAATAGTCGCTGCCCCAAGCTATCATATTTGGTTGGTTGGTTTTCTCTGTCCATCCACACCACCAACAATCGTTAACCAGCATGACTCTCTTAATCTGCATGTGATCCACCTTAATCATCCTTCTTGATGGTAGTTATCTTCTCCCTCATTCCCTTCCATGCGCCTTCACTAGTATAGACACTCCCAAGGAATCCTAAGGACTTCAGACTCTCTGGGTATAATGCATGATGAAGCAGCATGGTATCTTCCTCGGCATTCATTACTCCGATCTTCCAGGCTCGGTAGATGAAGGCAATGTCATAGAGTCCATTTTGGAAAATCTTAGGGATTGGTCCAGTGAGAGTGCCTTTAATAATCTTGTAGACTTTACGCTCAATATCCACAGATGGCCAATAAGATCTCCCTGCTCTGCGCAGTCCAATTCCTGGAATGACGATAGCAATATCTTTTCTTGGGGCGAATCCAATGCAGGTAATAAGGCTACCTGCTGTTTCAATATCGACAGCAAGCTTCTCGCAGGAGTGAATGTAGTTTCGGTGGAACTCATAGATATCCTCCAAGGTTGGTTCGATCCAGATTTGACGTTTGGGAAGTTGTATCTCTGGGAACAAGGACTCTCGTTTGCCCTTGATTAAATCCATCACTGTAACAGGACGCAATGACCACTGACGAAAGATGGCTGCGGGATGGTAGGTTGGTAGGACCTTGTAACCTGTTACTGTATGGGTAGAGAGTTGAACTGTCCCACGGATCTTCGATATCGTTGTCTTACCTAGCATGGCCCATGAGGCTGTGTTACCCATGGCAATGATAAGATTGGGGTTTATCTCATCGAGTTCATCCGCTAGACGTTCGAGTTCACCACGGAATTGTTTGCGGATGTATCCGTATTTACCTATTGATGGATAGCCATGGATACCTTCGGTCTTAGGTCCGCATAGGGCTTCGATCTTATTTCCTGGAGGGCGGAAGTTAAACACGTTAGTCAGGAAACAATCAGATCTTTTGATCCCGGCTTCGCCAAGCATACGGTTAAGCTCCCAGCCGGTTGGACCAACGAAAGCTCTACCTTCTCGCTCTTCCTGCTCACCGTAAGCTTCGCCCAGTAGAACAATGTTCATGGTAATAGAGGGGAGCCGAAGCCCCCCTCCCTTCCTTAGAGTTATTCTGCTGGGCCAGTCTTGTCGATGTTGCCGAACATAGCCTCGCCATCATCGGACGGGGTATGCTTTACGTGGACAATACACTGACGACCTGGAGTCTGTTGCTCCATGTCACCGATAGATATTTCTTCGTCTTCGGGCTCAAGGCCAAGGTCCTTGAGGAACTTAACAAGACGCCAGAGGGCATCTGGAGTGTGGTAGAAGGTCAGCTTCATCATCTTCTCTTGAAGAGGGACGATGGTGCCATCCTTCCTAGTGAGCCATACTTGGAGAGCATCTCCATCAACGTCGTCCAATGCTTCAAGAAGCTGCATTGAATATTCAGAGAATGGAGTTCCCTTCTTGGTAGACTTATCATATCTAGGCAAGCCCTTGACCATGGCAAGGTAGCTTCCATGTGGTGCAGGCTTGGGCCTAGATATCTCAGACATCGGTGTGTCAAGAATGGATGTGAAGGTCTTAGGCTCAGACTCTACTACTTTAGGTTTTGTAGCCATTGTGTGTGTATTCCTTTATGTGCGTGGGGTTCCGTCTGCTTGTCTAGTTGCTGCTATGTTGGCCCACATTGCTGCGGTCCGAAGGGTTCGGATGGTGTGGGTTTTGTCAGGCCCGTCTGGTAGCTCCAATAGGAGTACGTCGCAGTACACCTTGGCTGCCTCGCGAAGGCGTTGCATTCGCTCGATCTGCTCCGGGTTTGGTTGAAGGTAGTCGAACATCTTTTGGTGCATCTGGTTGGTCCTTTGCTTTAAGTACTTCAAAGAATTGTCCAAGGCCAGTTGAGATAGGATATTCCTTCATCATCTCGAACGGTCTTGGGTTCTTAAGTTCTACCTGTGGTGTTGAAGTTGTTCTGATAATCCGTTTACCTCCTGTTGTGGTTTCACATAGAGCTAGGGAATTGAAGTAAGCGCCTATCCAAGTTGACAAGGCTGAACCTACTGACTTAGGATAGCCACGCTTGACTCCAGTTTCATCCTCGGAATAGTGGATGTGAGTGAGAACAACGACGTTAGTATGGAAGGAGTCAGAAGCTATGTTAGCCAAGGTCTTCTCAATTATCTTTTGGCTATCATAGTAGACCGCTCGTTGATCATACTTCTTTCCCTCACCGGCGATCAGTTGCTCTCGCCAATCGAATGCTGCCTTTGACATCATGGTAAGTGAGTCAATAACAAGGATCCATTCTGGACCCCAATCTGCTGGCGGACCTAGGTCAGGCCAGTTGTCTAGGAGT